TCCGCACACACATACATTCGATCTGTACTTGTATTTACCCACGTAGATCCTACTGCATAGCCATCAACAGCGTCATCCCCCGTTGTAGGGTTAGTGGTGGCAGTTGTATTATTTAAACCGCCAGAGCCGCCATTAGCTACTGGGAGATAACCAGACACAGACGTACCTAATGGTATCTTTGGCCCCTCTCCAGCGGCCCCTGTGTGCGTGTGCCCTGTGGTTCCAAACGCCGTTTGCAGGGCATTAAACTCATTGTTGAGAGGCGCTGCCGTAATGTCTAGCGTGTTCTGTATACTGCTTGCGGATTGTCTGGTATATCCTGCCATTATCGTCTTCCTGCTTTAGCATATTCAAACACCATGCCTTGAATGGTGTGTGGGGCGAATTGCCCCTGCGTTACAAATGTAGCCTGCACACTGAAGCCACTGCCCTGTATGTCGTTGAGAATAACAGGCTTAGACGTACCGCCGTAGGTTACGTTTGAGCCGCCGTAAGTTATATTTCTCCCGCCAAACACCACAGGCGCACCTGTACTCGTTTGAGCATAATCGGCTGGGTTAATAGTGTTGGGGTCTGACCAATCATACTGCAGCGCCAGATTCATAGTGAAGGGGCCTTCGGCCCGTACAAATGTATTGAGTTTGTGTATGGTTTTTCTTATCTCGGTGTCGCCCATATCTAAATATGGGGTACTATAAATCGATATTATATCTTCCCCGGCTAATGTATTACCGTTTTCTTGCTGGTATACTTTTCCATCAAAGCCCCCATGTAAGACATACTCCCTAGCGCCTATAAATTCACTGGTAATACAGGAGACTTTGAAGCCTAGTAATTCACTATACTCCCATTTAACCGCAGACCCGTCGAACACTAGGCCACCCAGAATACCAATGCCTTCGTCTGCAGTACCTCCTATAAAGACACGTACTTGGCTTTTGGATTTAATCACACAAGAATTAAGCGTACCCAAATCTTCATTTTTAATAATGTCAATTAAGCGACCTTGAATAGGACGAGAAATGGATTCTAATTCGACGTCTCCGATGCGTGACGTACCCGCAACGGGGCGTAAGCCATCATGGGCTAAGAATATGAGATCCCCGCCAAGTTCCTGCACACTATCTCGAGCCACGCAGCCTGTGTTAGCAGTCACACTATCCAATTTAAATGGCGCTGGGGCGCTAGTAGAAGCGTCGGCGGTAAACTTCTTAATGGCGTTTTGACCAAACACAAAAAGATTATCCCGGAAGGGTTTGATTTGTATTACCTCGTACCCTATGGAATACTGCTCACCACCCGAGGCAGTGGTCCAATCAAACGGGTTTAAAGGCGCACAGTGAGATACACCACCTCGGTACTCCAGATCCCCACCCATAAAAATGTGGTTCTCAAAGACATCTACAATGGCAGGAGCGTCGTAGGCAGTTGCTCCCCCGGGACTTGTTAATGTCCCAGCGCCTGAACTGGTTATCTCTCTCCAGTTTGTACCATCGAAGATTACCGCTGGATTAACCCCATCTACAAATATGATGAAGGAGCCCGGTACGGCGGGATCTGGTGAGGACGCTGCCCGAGTGCCGAAGTTAAATTGCACATGGCGGACCTTGGATACGGTTTTAAGACTAAATCCGCTGCCTGTTTGTGTCGCTCGGGCGGTCAGACCCGTAGTAATTTTATTCCAGCCTAATAATGGTTGGTGCTTCCAAAAAGAATAAGTATTAGCACCCACGTCCTTGCGCATGGCAATGGGATATGGATTAGAAGTAGAGTTTTCATTACGATACATAACAAGGCCTAAAATAGGCCCTTCAGCTACGTCGTCGTCGTTAGAATCCTTTGCCTGTACTTCTTGCCCATAATCGCCAGAGGCGTAGGTTACAGTGGTGTCGTAGTAATTAAAGCCCTCAATGCGGCGATAACCTCCGAACAGACTAGGCTCGTAGTTCAGCAGTCGAGTAGCCGCACCACTATTATTCTCGGCTAAATCCAAATGGTTCTCATTGGAGTTTAGACCGCCGGAGCATACTACTTTAAGGGATTCAATCCTATCCACTTAGAAACTCGCATTAACTGTTTTGTATTGAGCAGCGCCACTACCCCCGCCGAAGTTGACCCGTGTGTCACGGAGACTGGAGTAGGCATTTATGTATTGGCTTTTCAAATCCGCCACGGCCTGCATAAAATTAGCTTTAGCCAGTTGGGCAGACTCTGGGTTATCCTTCAGCATGTACATATGATACAACGCACCCTCTATGATCGTAGGCTCCACCGCATTAGGATAAATTATATTGCCTAACATGGTGTCGTCGTAGTTGACCATTTCTGCAGGATGAAAATAGTATCTAAATTGTAGTCGGTAAGTTTTATCCGGGGCAGGGCTTACCCCCCAACCTGTACCGTGGGACGGGAATACATATTTAGGTATACTTAAACCCAAAGTAGAATTGTCGTCGTCCCTATCTCTGAAATTCTTGTACCATGTATCCGTAGAGATAAATTCTAGCCTCTTGCTTTCGGATGAATAAGTACCATCACCTACAATCTGAAAACTCTCCCACTCCATAGTCTTCATACCTACGGGATTGGAGTATTCCGTCTGACCAACCACTAAGGTGGTAGTCTCTTCCGCCGCATTCCAAGGCCACTCATACTGCATGGTGTTTAAATCAAACATAGCCGAGTTAATGGCGTCTTTAGCCGCAGCGTGAATACCCCGGGCTAAGGCGAAGTCGGTAGTGGATAGCTCAACCTCATTAAGGCGTCTTAGAAGCCTATTGGTTAAATTTATAAATGTAGTCATTACGCAACTTTCTTATAGGGCGATGCGGGAGAAGACACTTCAGTAGATTTGAACGGAGAGTTGGTTAGAGATACCGTGGATGATTTAAACGGTTGCTGATGTATCTCTGTGAATGTGAACACATTAGTAGCAAAACTGGTGGTAGGGGCATTAACCGTGCCTGCAATGTTAGATGTATAACGTACCCCGCCTAGTACATTGGTGGATGTATTAAAGTTAATAGTAGGACGACTAACTCTGACACAGTTTGCAGCAGAAGAACTAGACCCTGCTATACTTGCTGAAGAGGTACTCTCAATAATTCTTTGGGCATGTATAACATTTGTTATAACAATACTGCCTGATGCTGCCGCACTAACGACGAGTCCAGTGTAACCCTGCGCACCAAATGACAGATCAATATCGCCAGAAACATCTACAGTTCTAATTCGTTTTAAATCTGTTGAGGACGACGAAACTATTGATCCACTCGCCGCACCATCATTTATAATCTCAGTTTTTTGTACTGATCCTGTTACCGCAACAGAACCCGCCGCTGCGCCATCATTTAGCCGATCAGCATCTACGGAACTTGTGGATGAAATAGACCCACTTACACTGGCATCCCTGATCCTATCAGCATCGACCGTGCCCGTGACAGATATTGATCCAGATGCTGGAGCGGCGAGGTTTATATTACCAGTTTGACTTGTGGTAGTTGATACATCAGTCGATGCAGCGCCGTCTATTACTATAGCAGCATTAGTGCCGCCTGTAGAAGAAACTGATGCAGATGCACTTGCTTCCCTAACCCGTGCAGCCGAAGAGGTGGTTGAGGAAGCTACTGTAGCTGTTGCACTGCCCACAAAAACAGTTGAAGCACCGACGCTGGTAGATACATTAACATTTGTAGATGCTTGTCCTACCTTGATATTAGAAGACACTTCAGCAGTGACTTCCATTTCTTCAGTGATGGCACCTTCAACAGCCAAACGCCCAGAAACAGACGCCGTGATAGCAACGCTTTCGGTGATAGAACCCGCTGCGACAATTTCGCCGTCAATGCTTGAGGTAACTGCTAGTGAAGCAGCGGCCTCTCCCAGAGAAACTTTCTGTGCATCCACACTTGTTGTAGTGACACTGTTAACCGTAGCATCCGCTGGAGTGCGTACTCCCGCCTCAACAGTGCCTGTGCTGACGACAGAGGATACGGCATCAGCTACTTTAACAGACCTACTATCAATGGCTGTAGTGGTAGATATAGAAGCAGCAGCAGCGCCTAGATTTACTTTCTGCGCATCTACAGAAGTGGTGATGCTTACATCGCCTAATGGTACAAGGATGTTTGCTTTTTGCGCATCAACGGACGAGGTTGTCGTTATGGTGCCAGTAGCTTCTGCATCAACTTGTATGAGGCTGGCGGTAGCGGATGCCGTAATTGCTACGGATTCCGTGATACTTCCATTTGTACCTGTCTGAGCGGCGAAGGAGCCTGTGATGGCAAGTGACTCTGTGATGTCTCCATCGACTGCTAATCTACCCGCCGCTGACGCTGTAATTGCGGCACTTTCGGTAATATCGCCATCTATAGCAACTCTACCAGCCGCTGACGCTGTAATAGCGGCGCTCTCAGTGATGTCTCCATCAACTGCCAGCCTACCAGCAACAGAGCCAGTAACTGCAACGGATTCTGTGACATCGCCGTCTTTAAATATATTATAAAGGACACTGCTGCTTGTCGAAATACTACCTGATGCAGCAGTTTCTTTAACTACAGCGGCATCTATAGTAGTCGTTGAAGTTACAGTAGCAGCAGCATCAACTGTAGCCACCCGCACCGCATCAATTGTACCACTGGCAGATATTGAACCAGAGGCAAGACTATCAACGACTACTTCCCCAGACACTGTGGTCGTTGAAGATACGGACGCACTCGCAGCGCCATCAATTACAATCTCACCAGAAACTGTTGTTGTCGCTGCAACAGAGGCGCTGGCGGCACCGTCTTTTAATCTATTTGCCTCAACCGAAGTAGTACAAGCTAGTGTACCAGTAGCAACGACAGGCTTAACAACTTTAGCTTCAACACCACTAGAGGCAGCAATATTTGCAGACGCTGTAGCATCTACAAAATTACCGCCAGCCAACCCACCTAACGGGGCGCTGGCTAATGGGTGAAATCCTAACATTCAGTTAGCCTTTCAACGGTGCAGATGGGATGTTACTGCTTTCGTCAGCGGCGGCGTTTTTTGTGTTGCTCATAGTTATGCCTCTGAATTAACCATTAAGAGTACTCAAAAATATATGCAGCGCCAGCATCTGTTGTAGAACTGGGATCCTCGTTATCAGCGCCTACAATGACTGTGTTTCCATCACCCGAAATAAAGACAGATCGCCCAAAATTATCACCTGCCTCTGCGTCAGATGCTTGTATCTTAGCTTTTTGTGACCAAGTTGTACCAGAACGTGTCCAGATATAGGCAGAACCAGCATTGCTACCATTAGTGTCTTCATTATGTGCGCCTACAATAGCCGTGTTTCCATCATCTGAGACAGAGACAGATTGCCCAAAATAATCTCCTGTCTCTGGGTCAGACGCTTGTATCTTGGCTTGTTGGGACCATGTTGTCCCTGATCTAGTGAAGATATAAGCAGCGCCATTATTTGTTAAAGATGAGAAATCTTCAGTAGGAGCGCCTATAATAGCTGTATCTCCATCACCCGAAATAAAGACAGATTGCCCAAAATTATCACTCGCTTCTGCATCTGACGCTTGTATCTTAGCTTGCTGTGACCATGTTGTACCAGAGCGAGTAAAGATGTAAGCAGCGCCAGCATCAGTTGCAGTCGTGTCTTCCCTCCAAGCACCTATAATAGCTGTGTTTCCATCATCTGAAATAGAAACAGCCCAACCAAAATAATCATTAGCTGCTGCATCTGACGCTTGTATCTTAGCTTGTTGGGACCAAGTGGTTCCAGACCGAGTAAAGATATAAGCTGAACCAGCAGAAGTTCCACTGGTGTCTTCCAAATATGCACTAACAATAGCTGTATCACCATCCCCAGAAATAGAAACAGAAAAACCAAAGTAGTCATTCGTTTCTGCATCACTAGCTTGTATCTTGGCTTGTTGGGACCATGTTGTCCCTGATCTAGTAAAAATATATGCGGCGCCAGCATCAGTTGCAGTCGTGTCTTCATATTGAGCACCTATAATAGCTGTGTTTCCATCGTCTGAAATAGAAACAGAACTACCAAATTGATCAGACGCTTCTGCATCACTGGCTTGTATCTTAGCTTGCTGTGACCATGTTGTCCCTGATCTAGTAAAGATATATACAGAACCAGCATTTGTTGCGGTGGTGTCTTCCATCTGAGCACCTATTATTGCTGTGTTTCCATCGTCTGAAATAGAAACAGAAATACCAAAGTCATCACTTGCTTCTGCATCACTAGCTGTTAGTTTCTGTTGTTGGGACCATGTTGCAAAAGACAAAGTAAAGGTTGTCGTATTATCAACAGACGTATTTACACCGTCTGTCACCGAAAAAGTCACTGCAAAAGTTCCACCGTTAGGCGCAGTGGTTGAGGAGCTAGGAGTAAGCGTAAATACGTTACTGGACTGAGAAATTGTGGATAGAACAGTGTTTGTATCGGCGCTTGTCGTGATGTTTACCGAACCACCCCCATCGGTAAGAGTAGCTGAAAACGCTGTACTTGTACCTGCTGCTGCCGACCACGTTAGATCATCGGCCTCTGGGTCAGGGTCAGCCGATCCTGTAACACTGCTTGTTGTGCTACCATCGTCAGCAAGTGTGTATTCAGAAGATGTTCCACTACCACCACCAGAGAGAGCGATAGAAACCGATTGTGGTCCTTGGTTCGTCACCGTAGCAATCAGATACCAACCTGCCGTCTTTCGAACAAAGATTTTATTCAAATCAGTGACCAGCGCCATATCCCCAGCGGAGGGACTACTAATATTTCCCAAAGCAGTGAGATCTTGAACAGCGGTAACGCTTGAACCTGCCGCCACAAAAGATACCCCGCCGCTGCCTGTGCTTTGGAGTACCTGACCGCTAGTCCCATCGTCTAATGCGGCTGCAAGG